ACAATTAGTATATGCTCATTCTAGCATCTAATCGAAATAAGTTTCCCATCGCACGTAATTTGGAGAAGCGTGTCAATAGGACAATCGTTCGAACAGCTGTAAACGTCATAGACAGGGTTTACAAGGATCGAGAATATGCCCGCTTCTATGTTCTTGAAACAGTTGCACGTGTTCCATACTTTTCGTTTGTATCGATTTTACATCTTTATGAAACCGTCGGGTTATGGAGAAAGGCTGACTACATAGAAACACATTTTGCGCAGACTATGAATGAATATCACCATCTTCTTATAATGGAAGATCTCGGTGGTGATAAGCGGTTTATCGACCGATTTTTTGCACAACATACGGCTTTTGCATATTACTGGATTACGTGTCTGATATATCTGTTGTCACCTTCGATGGCTTATAACCTATCAGAACAAATAGAAGAGCACGCTTATCATACATACGACGAATTTCTTAACACTCACGGTGTTATTTTATCCCTATTAAAACCTCCAGCCATAGCCACGAATTACTATGATAATGTCGATAATTTATATGACGTATTTGTGAAAGTACGAGATGACGAGGGTGAACACGTAAAGACAATGAAAAAATATCAGATGGAATTGGATGAAGTGTAATCATTTACGTATATCTAATCCTCTTTTACATGCTTCTCGAATAAGTCCACTATACCATGACATTATTTCGTCACGTGTCTTTGCCTTACTTTTAGGCAACACGTGTCGACATAAACCAAGTTCGCGATCTTTTAATGAAGTAATCGTTGGTTTCGGTTTATGCGAAAAACATGAAAAGCATACTGGTTTTATTTTTGAACCATTTACAAATGAATGATATCTTTCGTTGTTATACACGAATAATGGTCGTATTTTTTTATAATGTCGTACGAATATCTTATTGTCACTGGTCCGTGTACGTACGACAGGATTTAATGGAGCCTGACACACGTAACATTCTCTATACCAGGCGATGTGCATACTTGAATTAAAAATGTTTGTATACTTTAAATGATGTCCATCTGAAAAGGTCGTGAAAGATGGACTCGCAGTGGGGGATATTTTAATGAAGTCTCGGACTGTGAAGAAAACAAAATAAAACCTAAGTCGAGATCGTAAATGTAAGATATACAAGACAATCAATATGGCAACCTACGAGGAATCGGTTCATTCGGCACTCCTGGTACGTGGCCAAGACACGGTTGATGATGCATGTGAGCATTTGGCTAGGAGTATTTTTAAGATGAAAAATAGGTACAGGGAACTTGAGGCGAAGAAGAACTCACGTACGATGATCGTTCTAGATGAAGTGCCTACGGCTGTTAGAGAACAGAAATACACTGATCGGACATGTCAGGCTCTCACTTTAAAGGGGAAAAAGTGTGCATTTAAATCCGTAAATGGGTGTTACTGTAAAAAGCACAGTGTGAAAAAGAGTGAAAGTGTATTGGGTGTCAAGCCCATCGTTAACATTTAGTATTATTTTGTTTGTATATATAAATGTTAGATCAGGATACATTGAAGCCGGTCATCATTTCGATGATTGTGTATCTACTTCTCGCGAAGATGATACCTGAAACTATTAAAAAACCCACAGGCGTCACATTCATAGATGAAATCAACATGATGCTCATCGCTCAGAAAGGATCGCTTACATCGGGTGCCTTACTCACCGGTATTGTCGTGTTCGTCGCCGGTTACATTGAGCGTGAATTCTCGTAAAATGTTGTTTCTACAAACAAGTCCTCTCGTAAAATCGTGATTATATGTACGTACATTGTTTTCATATGCATGTTTCATGAACTCCAAGAGTTGATCGAAGTTTGGTTTTCCCCATTTCATACCCTTCTTGAATAGGAAATCATCTTGGCTTAGTTCTTGAAGTTCACAGTCAATCGTATAGGATGTTTTTATATATTCTGGTGCACCGCCGTAATTAGTGATGATGACAGGTTTATCCCTGATAGCTGCCTCAATTGCACCCATTCCAACACCCTCTGAACTTGAAAAACTTACATAACAATCACTTCTCCAATGTATTTCATCCATTTCATCATCTGAAATTAGACCATTGACAACCTCTACACGGGGGAATTGAATAGTTATATCCTTGTTACAAGTTGCTTTCACTAATAGACGTGTATTCGGTTCGTTTAATCGCACGAATGCCTGTAGGATATCTTTGAAATTTTTACGTGGATCCATCGCATTTCCTATAAAATAGAATGTGTATGGTTTTGGTGTAGGTGATGGGATGTGTGCGTGTATGATTTTGAATTCATTGTCAGGAAATTGTCTAGAAAAGACCCGTTTGCAGAATTCGCTAGGTACCAGGACAGTTTTAAACTCGTTCATAATCATTTTGTAGTCTTCATGAACAGTTTCTGTCTCACACACAGTCATACAGCTCAAGTTTTTAACGCGACTTTTGACATATTCGACGTACTTCAAATGTTGAGGAATGGGTAAAATGAAAATAAGACCATGTTTATCTTCGGGTAATGTTGTCCCTATCTGGTAATACTCAGCTCGTGGCGTGAATACTTGTGTATACTTTTTCGCGTGTTGTCCAATCCCAGAGGCCAATGTCGGTCCAATGAGTAACATTTACTTTAAAGATAATATTTCCTTTATATATATAACTATGAGTTCGCTTCGCCAGGAGATTGAAGATGAGATTACACGTGTCAGGCTTGATAAAACCAAACTCTATACACTGCTTGGTAAGTTGTTAGATCAGTGTGAACTAGGTGGAAGTGGCGGATCGGGTACTCCCGGCCCCGCTGGCCCCCCCGGCCCCGCTGGCCCCCCAGGTCCCCCTGGTCCTCAGGGTCCTAAGGGTGAGAAAGCTGCAGATTCCCCAGTAGCTGCTGCACCTAAGGCGGCTCCTAAGAAGGCTGCCCCTAAGAAGAAGGCGTTACCTGGTGTATAAATAAAAATAAAAAACGCGATTTACTAGTTAAATATGATCAAGATATCTAACTAGAAAAGTGAGGGAGGTTAACCGTTTCATTAATTCAAATCTAACTCATCAGGTACTTCACCACAATCGAAATCTTCACTCTCAAAGATATCTACGACATCATCCAATATGTCTAGAAAAGATACAAGCTCTTCAAGAACGAGTCGTCGGTTATTACTTTTCCAGTTTGTATTGTCACGCCGTTTATGAATGACCGTTTTGATACGTTTATTTTGTTTGAGGATTTTATCGACATCTGCAGATTTGGGGTGTTTTCTTACACGTTTACGTTTATTAGCACTCGCTTCCGTGTACATGGTTACGGGTTTGATGCACGTATATGACATACTTGTTATATGTAATACATGTGTATTCTTTATGTCGATGATGATTAATATACCATAGAACCTAACGGTTTCATGATTTCATATCCCTCTACTTTCATTGCAGCAGCTTCCATAGCAACTCGTTGAGCTTCCATGTCAGCCTTCATTTTTTCTTCTTCCTCAGCTTTTGCAGCAGCTTCCATAGCAACTCGTTGAGCTTCCATGATAGCCTTCATTTTTTCTTCTTCTTCAGCTTTTGCAGCAGCTTCCATAGCAGCCTGTCGAACTTTCATGACAGTCTTCATTTTTTCTTCTTCCTCAGCTTTTGCAGCAGCTTCCATAGCAGCCTGTCGAATTTTCATGGCATGATCAGGTGGCATTACAGCGGGTCTCATCGAACCGAAAGAAGGTCCCGTGGGTCTCATCGAACCGAAAGAAGGTCTCGTGGGTCTCATCGAACCGAAAGAAGGTCCCATGGGTCTCAATAAATTTGCCGGTGGTGCTTTTGATGGTTTGACGTCGTATTGTTGTATATTGCTGGTATCAGCATACTTTCGTCGTTGCATCATCGCAGATTTAGCTTGCAATTGCACTTTTTCATCTAACACACGTTTAATATCAGAATCGCGCTTCTGCGCAGCATTTCTGGCAGCATTACGTGCCAGCTCTATCGGGTTTGAATATGTACCATCCATTCTCCTGACCGAACCTAATGGTTTCGGTTGGGGGTATTTCGAAGGATCCCCACATTTCCCGTCGGCGCATTCGGCTCGAACTCCAGTTCCCTTTTCGATCGGGTATTTGGAACTCGTTTTACCAGTCTGTAAATTTTCTTTTTTGGAAACATCATTGGCGATGGCAATACCTACAGATAAATCTTTCACTGGTTCGACCTGACGAGATTCTACCCATTTTTCATTTATTTGAGGGGGTGTTATCTTGCTTATACCCGAATTGTCTGCCATTTCATCATATTCGTCAGATGGATCTTCGTCTAACATGAGAGATTGGTCGCCGACGATTTCAACGTCTTCAGTGGGGGTATTGACCACGGTGGATACTATTTCGACGACTGATTCGTCTTTCTTTCTCGCATTATATTCAGCTTCACGTTCAATCGAACGCAATTCTGCTTCACGTATCAACGCTTCCATTTTTTTAGAATTTGCGCTATTTTTCATTATTATAACGACTGCGACGATTATGATTATCGTGACAATAACCACAATCCCCGTGATATTTTTATTCATATTATAATAGTCAAATATTTTAATATGGTGTTGGTATTATACTTGCACGGACTTTATTGACATAATAAATATACCCTGCGAGAAGTGTTACAAATGCAATGATGATATAATTGAATGAAAATTTTTTACGTTTGGTTTGAATGAGAATGTTTTCAGCTTCTTCTTTATTAGGTAATCTCTGAACACTCTCATGTAGAAGATCGATCTTTCCGATGAGAGCGTAAAGAGCTTCTAATATTTGCGCTTCCCTGTTTACAGGCTTCTCCTTGATATCAACGGATGTCACTTCTAAAATCATATACCATTTGGAATCTGGTTGAAGAGTGTGGTATCCGCCATCGTCCTGGTGTTCATATATATTGAAATTGAGTTTCTTGATCGATATCGGATTAAAATAATTTGTTTGGCGTCGGAATGATTTCCATTGTTTATCGCGAAGTATCGTATGTGATCCATGATTATAATGTCTTTCCAATGGAATCCTGGCAAAAATCTGACCATGTCTTTCGTCAAGCATCTGCGCACGTTGAGGTATATCTGGGCATATGATATCTACATATTTGGCTATATCGCTTGGGTGACTGTCTGAATTGGGTGTCTGATCGCCTACCTGCGTAATATAAAAGTCGACGAGTTTTACACCAAGAACACGACTACTATCCTCGACATGTGTATTCGATTTGAGAGTGAGGTCGAGAGAAAATGTATTATTTGAACCGTTGACGTATTCGGAATCGACGACGATATACTGTATTTTTTTAGGTATATCTTGTAATGATGTCGTCATCTACAGTGTTTCGATAAAAAAATATGGCTTAAGTTGCGAGTGATCACTTTTATCTTTAAGTAAAATGGAAACCTTTATCAAACTCCGGGAACAATTAAAAGAGCACCATATCCCTGACACTATCGACAGGCTCCTGAATGATATCGAGCGCGAGTTCCGTGGTGTTGTACGAGAGCGGCAGAAATTAGAGGAAGAGAACAATGTTCTAAAAGCGCAAATAAAACCAAAAAAAGTCAAAAGTGTTCGCACGAGATGTCCATGCATGACAGCTAAGGGTACGCAATGTCGTAAATTCTGCGTTGAAGGGGGTGATACATGTAAAGTTCACTCAAAACCACTCAAACCCGTGAAACCTCCTAAAAAACCCCGTGTAAAAAGACAGTCATGTAGTGGGGTTAATATCAGGGGTAATCCGTGTCGTAACAAGTGTATTGATGGTAAGACGTTTTGTGAGAGACATGACCCCGATGCTCCTGTGGTCACTAAAAAAACGAAGCGCAACAAAAAGCGAGATATTCAGATGCACACACACGAACCAGGTGAAGTTCCAACAGTTCGCTGTCTATTATGTGAAACACATGGGGATATGTTCGATCCAAACCTGGTTAATCATACCCTAGTTGAAAGTAATGGTTCACATGGATATACACTGCGAGAGTATATTGCTTCGAGAAGGGGTGTGTGTCAGCCTATTAAATAATCTATATAATAGTAAATATGAAAGGTTTTGAGTTCTTGACAGCCGTTTTATTATTAGGTGTCTATAATTTTACACGACCTACGATAAAAAGAACATCTCCAATTGAACCACGAAACGAGATTATGAATCGCCCCGATCACTTTATGATGGGAAATCAATATTCTCCGAAATTTAACAAAAAATAATAATTATACTTAATAGGATACACATGGTGACAGCTATATTAACACTGTTAATACTTATTACTGTTGGCCTTGTTATCATTCAACTCAGAGAGGGTAAAAATGTAAATGATAATCTCAAACCGGTAGTTCAGGATGAACTTCTCGAAATTCCGGTCGATGACGTAAAAATTGAACGAGCGAAAGTTATTGTGGATAAGTTAGAAGATGATGATACTAATTCGGAATCGATAGATAAAACCATCGAAACTGCGAAAAAAATTATCATGCAGGTCGAGACAAAAAACACCGCGATAATCGCAAAAACGGTTAAAGTGCAGGCCACTGTGAAGAAAGAATCTTCTCAGACAAAAGTCTTAGAAACTCAGAAGAAACTAAAGGAACTTGATATAAAGGCTGCTCAATCTATACAGAAAATCAAAAGTAAACGTGACACGGTTTCAAAAATTAATACCGCACTAGAGGAAGTGGTTGTTAGGTCTCAAAAAGAGATAGAGGAGCAGGAGGAAAAGGCGCGACTGTTAGAGGAGGAGATGGCGGAGAAGAAACGTCAGGCTGAGCTGAGAATATTGGCCGCGAAGGATAAAGCGGAACAGGCAAAAAAGGAAAAAGAAGAGCGAGCGGCTGCCTTCAGGGCCAAGATGGCAAAGTATGCGGAAGATAAGGCCGCTGCTGAGGCGGAAGTTATTGAAAAGGAGAAAAAGGCTAAGCAAGCTCGTGCACTCGAAATCGCGTTAGCAAAAAAAGCGCTTCAAGACGAAGCTGCAGCTGAGATGAAAAGAGTTCTCGAAGAGCAGAGAATGTTACAAGAAGAATTGAAAGAAAAAGAACTCGTAGAATTACAAGAAGCTGAAGAAGCTCGACAAATTCAATTGGAAGAAAATAGAGTTCAGATGGAAGAGGCTAAACTTAAACGGGAAGAGCAAGAGGCTGAAGCAGCTGAAGCAGCTGAAGCACTCGCTGAAAAAATGCAGATAGAGAAAGAGGAAGCCGAAGAACTGAGACTGGCTGAAGAAGAGCGCCTAGCAGAAATTGAAATAGAGCGTCTCGCTGCTGAAGAAGAAGCTGCCGCTGTTCTAGAAGAAGAACGGCAGCGTCAGGAAGAAATGGATAAGGAAGTGGAAGAACTTCGTCTTGAACAAGAAGACGAATTACGAGAACTTGAAGAAGAACGTGCAGCCGAGGCAGCTGAAGTTCAACAAGATTACGAACTGGAAAGACAAGAATATGATAGACTGAAAAAAGAACTGGCAGTAGAAGAAGCGGAATATTTGGAAGACGCGAAAGAAGAAGCTAGACTGTCTCAAATATCACATGATGCAGACATAGCTGCGAATGCGCAAGAACAAAGTGCTGCACTTGAACAAAATCTTTCTGAAAGTGAGGCCGCCGCTGATAGGCTTGTAGAACGAGTAGACAATATACAAGAGAGTGCAAACGTCGCAGCTGAAACGGCTACGAGTTTGAGTGAGTCTGGTACCCCTCAATCTACTGGTACCGCTACCGCAGTAGAACCCCTGAAATTCTTCTGTTTATCACCTGATCCCGTACCAAAATTAGATGACAATGGTAACGCAACAGGTGAGTATTATGCATACGGTGATGACATGCGTGATGAAAATCAACCCACGACTATTCCGGAAGAGAGGTGTGAGCGAAAATGTGGTGTCTTCGACGGGAATGGTAATAAAGTCGGGGGGCGTGCCGCTGAGGGATTTAGTGAAACGTGTGAAGACATTTGCACTACACACTACGTCCCAAACCCGGGTTATGTACCACCATCTGATTGGGATGGTATCATGGATAAGGAAAAATGTGACAGTATCGATGGATTTAATTGGACCTCATCGGGTCAAACCTCATCACTGTGTTTACATGACGCATCGGATACGTCATTTGCGAAGGTAACAAATTGTGTAACTGCGGGTGGTTATTCGCATCATGGTTCGTATACTGATGATAAAATCTTAGCTACGATGTCTAACATAGACAGGTGGACGAGGTTACGTGCAGCGGCTCAGGCAAAACGTCAGGAGCAACATTTGGCAAATAAAAAAAGGACTTTACAAGCAATCAAGCAAAATGAAGATAGAATTGCTGCACACCGAGAACGGATGGAGAAAAAACGAGAGGCGTATCTTGAATCTCTTCGTCATGATTGTGAGTACCAGTACAGTAAAACTGTAAAAACTGGATTAAAAAGTTATATCGAAGCTATCAAAAAGAGTGCTACTACGCTACACCCGAAAGGCACTCCCCGAGGTAGGACTGATGCACAGAAATTATTAGGGTATGACCCATCTGCACAAGAGTGTCGTCCATGTGATCCATTCACGAAAGAGTATTTACATATTATTAAAGAGCCAAGTGATCCGGGTAAAAAATCATGTCCAACGGAAAATCCAAGAAAGACACCGTGTACACCGGTTATTTCATGTAGTGAGTATACGCAAAAGATGAATGCAACAACGCGTGCACGTCACGAGGCTTTACTTACTCTAGAAACAAAGAATAAATCTGAATTAAGAGACTTACTCGTGTTTGCGCGTGCTGAAAGTAAAGCCCGTGGTTCATATGAACGCCAGGTTAAACGTATTGACACAGTCGTAACAGAGTCGCAAAAAACTAGATATGATGCGGCTGTAGCTGAAAAGAAAAAGGCGTGGGATGATGCAAAGGTGAAATATAACGAAGAAGGGCAGAAATTATTTAATGCATATTACGATGAAGTCAATGGAATACGCAAACAGTTACAATATTGCAAAATACGAACATTGGCGACTGACATAGACATAGTTACGAAAAGCCGTGAAGATTCACTTAATAAAAAATATTTCGGTAATGATTTACCATATGATTATGATGTGCGTGGTGAAGGTGCTTATATAGCACCTGATAAATTCGCGATACTCGCAAGTACACTTCCACTGAAAAATTTACCCAACTGTGGTGGGAGTAGGTTTTCAGGTTCAATCAAAGTCGCGAATGGTCCCGGGTATCTATCACCTCCAAGTGGGTCAACTTCAGTTGCTTCAAGCAGTTCCAGTGCAAAAATAAAGGATAGTTATTTTGGTTCATGTGAAGCAACCGCGAAACATGGGCATGGGAGTGTATACAAAAGTAGTGGAGGTAATTTCGTGGCTGTACACGATTCTAACAATGGTACAACCTATATATTGGAGAAGCGACGCGCCAGTAGATATTCTAATGGACGAGTTGAGCATGCCAAACAACAAGGGTCGTTCTCGATCGAGGCTGGGGGGAAACTCGTCCTTCTCCATGCGAAAAAAGCTAGAGATGAAGTACATGTTAAAGATCAAAATGGCAACCCCATGTACGCAAAAAAAACTACGAGAACTTATGACAGCTGTATGAGACGGGTTGGTCGTAATCAGGTGTGTTCAGGTGGATACAAATATAGTCGGGTGAATGATACAACAAAACCCATAAAGTCTTATACATATCATACACGACAGTCGCAAAGAACTGAATTGTACAACTTTAACGATACGAGTAAAGGGTATACATTGATTGCGAATTTTGCTACCAAAGATTTCTGGTTAGTTTCCACCGATGGAAGGTATTATAGCGTAGCTAATGATAGAGTGCAGCGTTTAGACTCCTCACTCAAATGTAAAATCACAAAACCCGTAATTTCAAATGCAATCGGTGGATTTAAGGGGATGAAAAAGCATATAGCTCAATGTTTTGAACAGGGAGCTACTGCTGGATGTAGT